CCCTTCGAGGGTCAGGGTGTTGGTGGACTGCGCCGTCTCGGTGCGAATCGCGTCAATCAACGACTCTAGGTCGGCTACCGAGGCTCCCTGCACCCACAGTGGGATAGTCATCGGGGAATAGCCGTTGTCGCGGACATTCACCTGAACGACGCCGCCCGAATAGCTCGGAGCGTCTTCGTAGTACCGCTGCTTCGCGCCGAGGTTCACCCCCTGCTTGTCCACCGAATACGTAGTTTGGTTATTGAGGTTGATTGAACCTAGCTGGTAAGTAGGTGCTGCCATTAGGCCATCCCCGCGAGTCCGCGCTGACGACGACGATCGGCTATGTCCATACCCCGCGTGGTGTACGGCTCGACTTGACGCCCGAACCGCTCAATGTCGCTCACGACAACTCCCTGCGGGAAATACTGATGGTTGTGGTAGTGAATCTCCTGAGTGACGGCCGCGCTGCCGCCACGTGCAAGGATGCCTGCCTCGCGCAAAACCGCAGTCTGCCTACTGATGTCGTTCAGCGGTACGACTGCCTCTGGTCCCTTCTCGCCGATGAGAGCGATTTCTGGACTACGGACGACGGCCCCAGAAGCATGTGCCGCCATCCCGAGCAGCCTGCCAACCGCATGGATTGAAACCTGGATGAAGTGCGGGATGCTTTCTAGCTGCGACTTGACAGTGCTGATGACACTAGAGGCGTGGTTGGTCGCTTCGATAGTCGGGCGCGCGGTAACTCGGTTCAGCGACGTCAGGTCAGACTGCGCCGCAGTAAGCTTAGCGCGCAGCGCCGCGTCGCGGGCGTCCAGTTTTGGGTCACCCTTGACACTGCTGAGAGACTTGATCTGTTGCTTGAGCGAGGCGACCTTTGCCTGCGATTCCGCTACGTTGACCTTGATCGGGATGGTGCCGAAAGCGCCGCCCTTGCCTTGCTTGGTCCAGTCGGGCAAGCCGGGGATGGCTACCTTCACGGTTCCCCTGGGATTCAGAATGCGGTTGATTTGGCGCTGTAGCTGCTCGGCCTGTCTCTTGAGCCTATCTGCGCCAGCGAGATCTCCGAACGTGAAGCTCCGCTTGGCCTCAGTGCGGAGGGTAGCGATTAGCTGGCGCAAGTCCTGGACCCTCTTGACGCCGGGGTCAATCTGCGCCGCAGGATTCCACCCCTTGAAGAGGAGGCCTGTCAGGGTGTTGGCCTCGTTCTTGGTGATGCGAAGCTCGCTCATGATCGAGTTTCGGACGGCTATCATGTCGGCCTTGGTCTTGGCCGAATCAATCTTTCCGAGTATGACGGGCTTTGCCCAGAGCTTGTCGAGATCTTCACGCAGGTACTTCTGCTGGGCCATGAAGCTCCCAGGCGTTCCGCTAATCCCGGAGCCGAGATGCCGTGCTCTTAGGGCGCTCTCGGCGTTCCCGATGATGCGATTGCGCATGTCGGCCTGATCGCCGCCCATAACCTTGTACAGCCAGTCACCAGGGGCCTTGATGCCAGCTTTTAGGCTGTCCCAGATACTTCGTCCCTTACTCTCCCCCTCGTTACGGCTGGCGCTGTATTGGGCCATCGCCTTTGGGATTGCGACGGCAAGCGCCGTAGCCACTGCTGCCGCGAGGGCGGCGACGAGTCCACCAGCGAGCAATCCCCCGCCAGCGGCCGCACCGCCCGCGCCTTCGAGGATGCTGGATGCCGCACCGCTCCCGGCCGCAGCGGCGGTGCCAGCACTACCGGCCGCAGCCGACGCTGCTCCGCTCCCCATGCCGAGCACGCCGCCTAGAAGCTGCGCGCCACGGATAGAGCCGCCGATTCCCTGGAGTAGCAGACCGCCGGCCCCTACCGCTAGTCCGCCGACAAGAGCGGCTTTCTTGAGTCCGCTGGGGAGCCTGTTTACAAGATTCATGATTCTGGTCAACACGCCCAAGAGGCTGGTGAAGACCGGCAGGGCTTCACTGCCGAAGTCGATGGCTGCGACCTTCGCATCCGACAGTGCCTTGTCCCACTTCCACGAAGATGATTGCTTGACGCGGTCCATCGCCTTGGCTAGGTCACCGCTTGCTCCCTGGACGCGCTTGACCAGAGCTATGTTCTTCTCGTAGCGGGCGCTGAGGAGGCTCTGGACACCAGTGACGGCGCGGATGTTGCCGATGGCCTTGCGCCACGCAAGCGGATCTCCCTTGAATGCCTTGTCCATCTCCTCAAAGGTCTGGATTAGGCCCTTATGCTTCATGTCGTCACGGAGCTTGACGTAGGAGAGGCCGTATTCCTTGAGAGCGGTCATGCCCTGCTTCGTTGGGGCCTGGATAGCGTTGATACCAGCGCGCAGAGCGGTGACTGCCTCGTAGGTAGAGAGGCCGGTCACGGTCATAGCGGAAAGCACTCCAGCTACCTGACCGAAGGAGACGTGCGCCTTTGCGGCAACGGGGATAATGCGTCCGAGAGATTCAGAGAACTCTTGCGGCTCGGCCTTCCCCTCGCGGACAGCCGCGACAAGAACATTAGTAGCCTTGGCCGCGCTGATGACCTTGGGGCCGTAGGCAGACATCACCGAGGTGATCGCGTCGGCCACGTCGAGAGTGTTACCAAGGCCAGCCGCAGCGGCCGTGGCGGCCGCCTTGAGGATGCCGAACGCCCGTGCTCCCTTGAATCCCGAAGATGCCACGAAGTAGAGGCCCTCTGCCAAGTCCTGGGGAGCCCTTCCGATAGTCTTGGCCAGGGCCAACACCTGCTGTCGCCACTGCTCGGTCTGCTTCTGCGACGCACCAGTGAGCGCTCCGATCCGCGTCATGGCTTTGTTGTATTTGTAGGCCAGAACGCTGGTGGCGGCTCCCACGGCGAGCGTCGGGATTCCAACATAGTTGGTCAACGCGCGCCCAACATTGGTCATGCCGAGGCCGATGCGCTCCCAGTTGCGGCCGACACTCTTGGTGGTCTGCTCCATCGAGGCGCCGGTCTTGGTGCTGGCGCCCTCCAAAGAAGCGATGTCGCGCTGCGCTGAGCGAATGCCCGGACCAGCCGCGTTGATTGCGCGGATGACGATGTCCAACTGTGCTACGTCGGTCATCTCACATCTCCCACGGCCATCTGCCGGTACGCTGTTTCAGTTGTACTGCCTTTGCCATTTGGTGAGGTGCATCGTTCGGCAGCTTGCTCTTGTCTAGGTCCTTGTCGAACAGGTTTCTGCGGGCTTGTGCGTACGCGCGCATCCACATCACGTCGCCAGCGAGAAGGAGCGGCTGCTGCATGGCATCGAGGAGCGATGAGGCCAGCCCCTCCTCGCACATGCGGCTGAGTCGCCACTGTGGTGGCTCCTCTGCGCCCTCGTCTCCGTTCAGGAAGGAGTCGAGGGCGAGGAGGAGTTTCCCAAGTCTTCCCGACTGCGGAGTCCTACAATCTGGAGCGCCGCCCATCGCGCAACGCTAGGCTCAAGGAGCTTGATGTTCTCGGGCGACACCTCGGCGTCAATGCTCCACGCAACGATTCCTGCACGCAGAACAGAGAAGATGTCAAGCTGCGCCAGAGGATCGGCAGACTGGCGCTCGATGACGGCCTTGATGTCGTCCTCGGATGCGCCGCCCAGCACATTCTCGATGTCCAGTGCTTTCGCTGCCTTGACGGCATCAACGGCGGCGACCATCTCAGCGCCCTCAAGCTCCGCCCACGAGAGCGGCCGGATGTCCATCCACTCATCGGAGTCAGGAACGTTGACCCTCGTGGTGTACTGCGTGACTAACAGGCCCACGATTAGGCCTCCGTGACTGCGCCGGTTGCGGTCAGCGTGACCGTGAACATGGTCGGCTGGCCCTTGCTCGGGTTGCGGTCATAACCGGTGATGATCGTCTCAACCTGAGTGGACTTGGTACCGCCCCAGGTGACCTTGAGGGTGCGGGTGCCTCCGCTAGTAGAGACACAGCCGAGGTCCTTGAAAATCGCATCCGGACCGGTTGCGGCGGTGTCATCGTAGAAGCCCTCGATGGTGATCTCGTCCATCTGGAGCAGGCCGCCAAAGAGGTTCTTCTGCCAGCCGCCAGCGCTTGAGCCAAGAGGCGTCACGTCCACAGTCGGGGCGTTGATTTTCAGGCCGTTGATTGACGTGATGTACTGCGACATATCGACGAGCGTGCCGCTGGAGTTGTCGAACTCCACCTTGATGTTCGACCAGTTATACTGAGCCACTTCTTACCTCCGGTAGGTGTGGCCGCGTCTCTCGCCGGGGAGCGGCCGTTGTTCTTGTGTCAGTGCCTCGCAAACCCCGCGAAGAACGAGAGGGACGGGCTGCTTCCGCTGCCGGTCAACACATAGGCGACTCGGCAGTATTGGCTGATGGGCGTTCCGGCTGGGATGGCGATGGCTGCCGCAGCGGGCGCAGTGGTGATCGTCGCGGATGCACCTGAAACGTCGGTGTAGGTGCCGCCGAGTGTGGTAGCCGACTGGAGCTTCACAATCCAGTTGGTGTAGCCGCCCAGCGTAATCGCCGGGACGTGGACGTGGAGGCTGCCTCCGTTGGCGCGCTGCACGGTGCCGCCCGTGCCGCCGACGGTCACGTTCACCGGAATGGTGAAGTGCGTCGCATCCGTGACGGTCACAACGTACGTGCCGTTGATTGACGGCGTAGATCCGGTGTGGCTGGCGATGATGACGGTGTCGCCGCTGGCGAGCCCGTGGGCGGATGACGTGGTGATGACTGTTGGGTTAGCGACGCTAGACGAAGAGATGGCAACCGGTGCCCCGCCGCAGTCGGCTCCGGCCTGGTTGCTTGCGCTCGTTACGACGGTACCAGCGGGCGCTAGGATGACACCTTCCTCGCGGCCATATGACCCTGCTGACTCATAGCTGATGTCCTGGACAACGACCTCGCCCTTGTTGACGCCGCGCCTCTCTGCGGATACCAGCATCGACGGGTACCCGAAGAATGGCTGGCCCAGAGCGTTCCCTGCCAACGCCCACGCAACCGGACAACTGGATGCCAGATTGCCGAAGCTCGCGTCGCGGATAAATGCGTTGGTAGCCTGCGCGGAATCGTCGTAGACTACAGTCTGCTCAATGGTGGCCGATCTGACACCGCCGAACTGCTTTCGCTCTGCCGTAGCGCCTAAGGGCGTGGTGTCCATCACCGTTGCCGTAGCCTTAGCGTCGATGGTCAGCACGTAGGGGAGCAGGCTGAGGCCATCGGCCAGAAAAAAGGCAACATCGGAACTCTTGTACACTGTCATGCTTGCTCTCCTTGTGCGCCGCAATCGGGGCAGAACCAGAGTATCTTGGTGCTGCCTGCGGTCTGTCTCGTTACTTTGCGGGGATGTGAACACTCCGCTGCCGCAGGCTCACGCAGTTCAGACGATTCGTTGCCCTCATAGCGCTTTAGGGTTGCGTCAAGAGACATAGATAGGCTGAAGAGCGTGTCGCGGATGACACGCAACTGCCCGACGATCTCAGCGTCCTGCATGGGTAAACCTCACATCGAAGCGCCGACGGCACATGCGTCCGCGCGGCTCCTCGGAGTCCGCTACGTCAATGATGTTTACTTCGGCCGTGCCCCACATCGTCAGGATTGCGTCCTCTAGGGCGTCGGAGCTACCGATAACGCTAGTCATGTCTTCGTCCCAGAGGTCGATGTAAAAGCGCGGCGTTGATGCTTTGATACTTCCGCCAAGTGCGTGCAGCCGTGCCCCGCCGACGCGATTGATGACGACGCACGGCAGCGTCGGCTCCTCTGGCATCCGGTGATGATAGACACGTGGGCCGACAAGCGACGCGAGGGCGCTGTGGCTCTTCAGGGCTGTCACGAGTGTCGATTCAAAGCTCATGCGCCGAACACCGCCGCAAATCGCGCCGCGAGGTTGACAGCGAAGTCCATGACTACCTCGGCACGCGTCTCCTCATAGGCGGGGAGCATGAATGGGTGGGGCGCGTTAGTCACGAGGCTGACGTTGCTGACCTCATCACCTTCCATGCCGATGAAGTGCATATTGCCGCGACTGACGCCGCCGTACTCAAGCTTTCTGGCGTAAGGAGCCTCTGCGGCAATCTTGACCGATGCGTCAGCGCCGGGGAGCGTGACAATATGGCTCGCCAAGTACCCCTTGCCGTACTCATCCCACGGCGGAGACGGGTAGGCGTAGTCGTGCGGGGCAATCTGCCGGGCGACGGCCTCTACCATCTTCCCGCTTGGAAGAAGCTCCTCGCGGAGCGATGCTGGATTCTCTAGAATCGCCAGACAGGCGGCAAGCTTGCGGTTCACTTCCGTAACGCCCTTGACGTAGACCTCATACATTGCCGGGGATGACCTTCTCGATTAGCAACTGCGTGAACGTGCCGGTTGGGTCCTGGATAATGCTGGCAACGCTCCACGGGAAGCCGTCCCACATCATCCGGTCGCCGTGCTGAATCTCGTTGTACTGGCCGTTCAGGACGACGCGGCGCTGCGTGCGGATTTGCGTCACCTGGTCAAGTCGTGTCTCCTGCGGACGGATTCTGAGGCCCACGTCAACGGGTCCGACGTTAGCGCGCAGGTTGTCGTGTCCGGGCAGGACTGCCCATGACTCCTGGATCTCGCCAATGTCGCTCGTAGTGACAGTCGAACGCATGATTGTCACCTCATCACCAAATAGGTGGTCGAGCGCCATGTTCAGCCGGTTACCACCAATGGGCACCGAGTTCACAACAGGCCCTCCCGCATGAGCGTCTTCCAGTACGTCTCATCGGCCTGCAAGGCATCGTCGGCGAACGAGGCGCTTCCGAACGCGGGTGCGTCAGTGCTCATGGAATCGGCATCCTGCCGCAGTTGCGCGGCACGGGCGCGTAGCTCCTTGGCAACGGCTGGTCCGTCGGTAGCTAGGCCGAGAATCGTGACCGCCTGTTGCGTGAGGGCTGCGTCCGACGCGATGGTGTCGAGAGCCATCGCAGCGGCGAGCATCACTGACCCGCCCACCATGGAAAGAAAGGCCGCAATCTCCTCATCCTGAAAGATTTGGCGATTCTCGTCTGTGTCGGAGATGAGCAGCCGCACCCGGCCTGCGTCGGTGCTAGTGTCGTACGTGAACGTCATCATGCCCCCTAGCGGACGGGGCCGCGCGGTGCAGCGATTCGAAGTCGCTCCTCCGCGCGGCCCCTGACAACGGGACTATCGGCCATGCCGACGCCCCGGCTAGCTCACGGCTCTAATCAGGAGCCGGAGCCGTTGCTTGCAACGGCGAGCTTCGGGTCCACGATGGCGACGCCGAAGATGTCGCGGACCTTGTACCAGACGGCCTCCTGATCGAAGTCCTCAGGGACCGTGCCGCCGCCAAGCCTCTGACTGTTGGGAGTCTTCACAAACAGCTCAGGGCCGATGTGCCCGGAGAGCGGGCTGAACTCCGCAAACGGGCGATTGCCCAGCGCGTTGGCGATGACGAACCACGAAGAGTTGCCGTTAGCGGTTGAGGCGACGTAAGGGATGTACGGGTTTACCTGCACCGACAGACGACCGGCCATCCAGTTGGTCGTGACAAGCTGGTTCTGAGCGGTGTACGCTCCGCCGCCCTGCGCCACCTGAATCTGATAGGCGTTCATCAGAATGTTGCGTGCCTTGATCTCCAGCGCAGGAGGCACGACCAGCGTGGCGGCCTCGATGACAATCGGATGACCATAAGCATCGACCTGCTTGCCCATGACGAGCATAGCGTCACCCAGCGCGTCGATGGTCAGAGGCGGGTTGTTGCTCGCCGCACCGTTGGTCGTGTTGATCTGGTTCTTGGATGACGCCTTGAAGACATTAGCGTTGGGGCCGTTTGCGTCCACGAACAACTGGGCGACCTTGAGGGCCTCGGTGCGCCGAGCGGCGATGGCGAGACTCTGCGGCATGTCGGCAAGAGCGCCGAGATCGTCGTTGATAAGAGTTTCGAAGTTCACGCCCCACTTGGTGCCGAACTTACCAACCTGGAGCGTGATCGGCGTATCCTCAGACGGATGCCGCTCGGCATACTCCTCGCGCTCACCAACGGCCGGGAGCACATCGGTAAGGCCAATCATCCCAAGGCGCTTGGCCTGGCGGAAGTCGCGGAGCGGACGACCGAACTTGATGTAGCTCGTCCAGTCAGGAATCCACGCCTGGTAGTAGCTCATCATGCTACGGTCGAGGACATCCCCAAAGAGATAGGGGAAGTCGGAGAGCATACTTGCCTCGCGGAACTCGTACAGGCCCTTGTTCTCGCCCGCGACGGCGCGCTCGAAGATGTCCACCGTGGCGTCGATGGCCTCGATGGAGTGATTGCTGCGGCGGGCAAAGCCCTCCTGCTTCTCGCCTCCGAGAAGCTCGTGGACGCGATCGGCAGAAGCCTGTGCCTCTTCCGTGAGCGTCTTGAACTCGGTATGGTCCATCTGTGCCCTACCTCCGGTGGGGACTCAGAAGCGGCGGCGTCTCTTTCCGATGAGCCGCTGCTTCGCTTTTGTCAGGTCGAGAGACGAACGGGGATCGTCGCGGTCGAGCCGCTAGTGATTGCCTGGAGGGCGATGCCGAACTTCACGCCCGTATTCTTCTTAGAGAGCTTGGGCGTGTCGCCCACGACCCAGTAGATAATGTCGCCCACGGACACGGCGCTGTTGCCGCCGCCATCGACGGCTTTCACCGACAGGTTGAACACCGCGCCGTTCTTGACGCACACCGTGGCATTCTGCGTGCCGCTGGACCCCGTGGCAGTGACGGTCACGCCCGGAAGCTGGCCCACGCAGACGGGGGAACCAGCGGCGACACTCGCGCCGACGGTCAGAGGGAGAAAGTCTCCCTGGTTGTACACTTCATTTGCAGCCATTCCGGCCTACCTCCGTTGGTCAGCGGCCCTTGACCGCCAGCTTTGCCTGATCCTCGGACATGCCGAAGACACGCATAAAGCGCGCGACGGCGGCCTCCTGAATCTTGGTGTCGTCCTTGGCATCGTGCGTGTACTTGCCCTGCTCCTTGACCTCGCCAGTCCCGAGAATCTTGGCTAGGTACTCGGCCTCAGCCTTGGCGGCTTCCTCAACCGACGCCTTCAGCGCGTCAAGGTCAACCTGGCCATCTACGATGGGCGGGTTCTTCGCCACCGACTCCGAGATGCGCTGCTTACTAGGCGCGGGAAGGTCGATGTCGGCTAGGGCTCTACCGGCCTCGCGCTGCGCCTCCAGGACGGCGAGAGCCATCTCGGCGCGGTCAGCGCGCTCAGTAGCCTGATTGGCGCGGTCGTTGGCTTCAGACACCATCGTCTCTGCCTCCGACAGCTTGCCCTCAAGCTCGGTGATGCGAGCCTGCGCTTCTGTCAGTTCCATCTGATCGTTCTCCTTGCTCTCGTCCGCCTCTTCGACGGTGCTTGTGGGAGTTTGAACGTCATAGTCGCTCTCGCTGCCGCTCGATTGCCGCATGGACTCCATGAGGGCCAACACCTTGCCTCCGGCACCAGGCCGAGTGACGAAGTCAACCGATTCCACCGAATCGATGCGCGTGATGATGCGGCCCTTCCTGCCCTCTGCCTCGCCGGGCTCGAACACGCCGTGCGCGCGGATGCTAACCCCGATGTGAGGAGCAAGCGCCTCAATCATCGGCTTGTAGATGTCGATGACTTGAGCCTCAGCGTACAGTCCGGGGCCGTCCGGCCCGTCGGCGCGGTACTCGGCCGGGCTGGTGAGGACTCCCGCCAAGTCGCGGACGCTGCGCTCGGGGCGCTCGCGTCCCTCAGACTCCGTCGGGTGATCTAGGTACATCTGGGTTCCCGGCTTCCATTTGCTGGCATACTGCTCCAACAACTGCGGGCTGTAGTATCCGCTCGACCCCCAGCCGGGCTGGATGATTTTCACGGGAATGGTGCCATCGTCGCGGATAGCGCGCTCTTTCAGGGCAACGACTTCGCTGCCGAGGTAGAGATCTTCGACTTCGCGGATTTCGTCAGGCATTGTCGTTACCTCGTCGGGTGCGGTCTGCGGGAGGGATGACCATAATCTGGCCTAGAATCTGAAGATTGTCCGGTACTTCGCCGTCTGGATAGACCTCCAGGAAACACATGCAGCGCGGATGTGCTGGCGGAGCCATTACGTCCGGTGTGTAGACAGTATCTAGGGCGACCGGCCCCATCTGGGCGTTTTCGTCACACTCATCTACGTGCGGATGCAGCGGATGTAGCAGCCACTCTTTCACCACATCTAGCCCGGCGCGCTCCATGATACGGCCCTGTTCTAGGGTTCCGTAGCTCATAGCCTTGCTCGTCTCGGTGAGAGCAATAGTTTCAGCGCGGTATCCAGTCATGTCAGCGAACCTCGACATGATGCTCTCGGTAATCTCGCTGATTGACTTACCGCTCTGTAGCCCGTCGAGTAGCAGAGAGCGTAGCTGCGTCCGCGTCCACTCGTTTACGCCGGTGACCATCTCGGCTCCGTGCTCCGATACCCACTCGCTCGCCTTTACGTCGTCAGGACGTACCTGAATGCCATGCCGTGATAGCCAACCCTCAGTGAGTGATGCAGAAATGGCCCCAAGGTAGGCGTCGGTGAAGAGCTTAGCGTCCTCATTGAGGCGGCGCTTGAGCGCCAGCATGATCGCCGCAGTGATTGCAGCAACCTGGCGCTCGGTATCGTCGCCCTGTGCCTCGCTCATGTGAAAGCTGTCCATAGCCTGTAGTATGTCCCACGCCTGGCGGTTGAACATGGCGGCTGCGGCGTTCTGCATCTCGTTACGGGACTTAGTCAGCGCAATAGTCTTAGAGAGATAAAGAGCGCCGCGCGCGGTAGCGTCCAGTGCCTCGAGCACCTGGGTGTCCATCACGGCCTCTCTCGAAGCTCGCTGATTGCCTCTTGCAGACCGGCTACCACGGCGGCGAGTCCTTCCTGAGCGCGCTGCTGCGCCGTGTCGCCAACCTGAGCGGGTGGCTTGTTCCCTGCCGGGTCGGGCGACGGACGCGCTGTGGGGCGCTGGTTCGGGTCGGTCGTGTCGTCGGGTCCTGGCTGGACATCCTTGACCGAGAATGTCTCGATTGGCTGCAGTTGTGGTGCACTGCCGTCGGATGGGTAGAACCTCTCTATGATCTCCTCGCCATTGTCGATGCCGAGCGCCGTGAGGATGATCCGCATGAGGGTCGGACCATCGTTCATCACCTGAATCGGCTGGCCGTTCATGGTGGCAGCCGTGACGATGGCCTGTACCTGCTTCTGCACATCGCGCTGGAGGATTGGCGGGAAGTCTACGATTACCTCTCGGCTGACATCCTTGCCGCTCTTGTCCTTGATTCTGAGCATCTGGGTGACATCGTCGATGCCAGCGCCCCTTACCGACGGGTTGTTCGCGGCGCGTGCGGCGGAATCGATGACGACCGAAAACACGTCAGTGAGGATGTCCGCCCAAAGCTTCTGCCGGTCGAGAAACTTGAGTTCTGTCGGGCGGTCCATACTAGTGGCAGTAGCGAGGTTCCCGACATTTGCGTCGCCATAGAACGTCTCGGGTAGGCCCATTGAAGACGCGGCCATGAGGAGCAGGCGGCGGAATCCCTCGGGGTCTACGGCGGCCTTCGACACGTCCACGGCCGCCAGATCGACGCCCGCCCCGGACACGAACGTTGAGCCACCAGTTGGAGCTGGGTTAGTCTCATCTAGGCCGAAGCTAGCGCCAATCGTTGACTGGAGTTTTGCCACGGCTGCGTCAACCGACGCCTGATTCCCCTGCGTCTTCAGGCTCCATGCCCATTTGGCAAGCGATCGGATGACCTTCTTATAGTCCTCTAGCGCCTCTTTGTATGCCCTCGCCCAGTCGAGCGCGGCGTACGTCTCGGGGATGCCAAAGTCCATGTCGCCGATGGTCCCAGTTTTGACGTGCTTGACGGGCGTATCCCAGTCGATGGCAACCTGGTCGCCGCCAACGGGATAGGATTCCATTTGCACATCGGCAGACCGAGAGGCGCGCAGCTCGCGCCAGTAGATTAGGTCTGGATAAAGCCTCTGCTGCTGTACCTGCTGTCCACCATCATTGGTAGTCCACTTGCGAAGATAGAACCAGATCTCGTCAGAGTCCTGCGGGTTGCGGATGACGGAGCGCATCTCGTCAACGTTCAAAGTGCGCACGCGAACCCGACCGGACAGAGAGTCGATGAAGAACCGCAGAAAGAGGTTTCCTTCAACGGTTAGCCGCTTGTCGAGATTGGTGCGCGCGTCGTGACTGTTGAATGAGCGTTCGTTGGCGGGGTCAGCGAGGAAAGCGCGGACCACATCGTCAACGCCGGACTCGGCGCGAATCGAGATGCCCTGCCCCCAGACATAGTACGTCTGGAGGTCAACCGGCCTGCGAATAACGGGGTTCTTGAGGTAGTAGAGGCGGGAGTTGCGGATGATCTTGTCCAACCCATCGCGGCTGAACTGAAACTCATCGCCAGCGCCCTGCATTCGCGTCCAAAGATTGTCCTCTAGGGCAAGCTCAAGCTCTGCGATGCGCTCGGTCAGAATCTCCTCATTCGCGGATGCAGCGACGGCCTCCTTGATAAGAGACTCGACTTGTGCCTGCGAGATGCGGACGGCTTCAACCAGAGCCTTGTTATCGGCACCCGTGATTGTTGAGAGAATCCCCACGATACATCAGGGTGACAGGTGTGCGGAGCATCGCTGCCGCAGATTGCCTAATAAAGTAATAACGACGGTCAAATCGGGGAGATTGACCAATCGTCATCGCTGACGGAAAGGATAGCGTTCTGGTTCCACACTGGGTGACGGTTGGCCCAGTCGGCGAGCGCGAGTGAGATGACGCAGTCGTCGTGCATACCCTCTGGAGCCGAGTAGCGGATGTTGCCGGTCGGACCGATTTCGTAGGCGTATGACTCAAGCTCATTGACGAGAACGGGTATGTCTGGGTACTGAATGTCGCCGTGCTGTAGGTCTACGGCGAGGTTCTGGATGATCTGCTGCTTGGTACTGCTAGTGAAGTGGTAGCCGACCACGGGAACACCACGGCCAATAAGGGAGTCATAAATCGGGTCGCCGAGGCCAGTAGTGTCCATGAGGACATATCCGCCCCACTTGCCGACAACGCGAGCGAGCATGTCCATCTGCGGGTCGTAGCGGATGTCGTTGAACCGCGTCCAGTCCACTACGCGCGGCTTCGGTTGGGCGTCGGTGTCGATAGTCGTGATGACGCTAAAGTCGGTATGCTTGGCAACGTCCCATCCGTGGACATAGCGATGGCCCTTCTGCGGCGTGTCGGGGAAGGGCCAGCCGGTGTCCTCGTTCGTGTCGTATATGCATCCGCGCACGTTGTGAAAGACTCCGGCCGCCTCGCTCAGGAACTCGGCCTCGTATTCCTGAGCGAACACGTCGGCCGGGAGTGTTCGCCGCGCTTCCTCAATCTCTCTGGCGGGGATGTATGGGGATGACGAAGTAGGGTAGTGGTAAGACGAATAGTCGGGGTCGTCTGGGTCCCACCCGCGCATCCACACCTCGTAGAACCAGTTTCTCCCCTTCGGAGTTGACAGGAACAGTGCCCGCCCGCCCGTGTCCGAGAGCGTCGGCCGTAGCACCTGCTCCCATGCGTCGCGGGCCATGAACGCGGCCTCGTCCAGAACCATGAAGCCGACGCCCTCGCCTCGTAGGTTCTCGTAGCGCTCGGTCGAGACGAAGCGCAGCCTGCCTCCGCTGTGGAAGGTCACCGACATCTGGCCCTGACTGGCGCGCTTGCTCTTGATCGCCGGACCGAAGTTGCTAGTGATGAGTTCGAATCCCTTTACCGCCTGCCCATACGTAGGAGCCGTCCACCAGCCTGGGTGCTCGGAATTTTCCCAAGCGTATTTCGCCAGTTCGTTCGCCGCGAAGAACGTCTTTCCCCAGCGCCGCCCGCAGGCTACGCAGCGGAAGCGCGCCTGGTCTTGGGCGAGGCGAAGCTGGCCCTCGTGGGGAGTGAAGAGCCGCAGCTTGATGTGCCGCTCTGCGATGTTGGGTGTTCTGGCTCCTCCGCGCGGCACTTACTCTGCCTGCTTGTCGGCCTCGACGGTGGGATCGGATTCCTTGCGCGGTACGTAGCCTTGGCCCCACTCGGCCACGAACTTGACCGCTGTGCCGTCCTTGGAGCCGATGTCCTGCTCCAGTTTGTCGGCCTGCCCCAGCCAGTTCTTCCCAAGCCAAATGAGCATGGTCCGGTCGCCCTTCATCGCGGCCTCGTACTGCTTGCGTCGCAGCGACGCCTTGCCACGGGCGCGGCCGTTCTCCCATGCGTCGGCGAGCACTTTATCCGTCTTCAACCGCTGTGAGAGAGCCGCCTGCGTGATGCCGATGACGGCTGCCGCTTCGGCTTGCGTGCACTGGATGCCCGCAAGCGACTCCAGTTGGTCGGGGTCGATGTTTACCTTCGGGCGAGCCATCAGGCCGCCCCTTGCGAGCCGTGCAGCGGGCAGTTGGCGGCAACCCAGAACGCTGGCCCGCTGCCGTCGCCGCGCGGGAACCCCCAGCCGTGATTGTTGTCTAGCACCGGGCAGGTGCAGCCCTGCTCAAGCGCCTCATTCGAGCCGGGGTTGGGTACCGGATTCGGCGTCTTCTTGGCGGCCATCAGTCTCATCTCCTCTTTGCGTCGTAGCCGTAGGATGCGAGCAGCTCCATCACGGCCTCAACCTCGCTCTCAGAGTCGCAGGTCACGCTGACCACGTATCCGAGCGCGCTGTCGAGCGGCGCAGTATCGACGCTAAGATCGATGCCGGAAAGCTCGCTCGGGTCGAATCCGGCGAGTGTCACGTCAATCTCCTTGGCGAGATCTTCAAGCTCGACATTCAGCATGGAGTAGTCCCAGCCCGATTCCTGCGCGGTGCGGTTGTCCGCTAGGCGGTAGGCCCTCGCCTGGGCGTCCGAGAGGTCATCCGCGACAATGACCGGAACAACGTCCAACCCTAGGCGCTCAGCCGCGAGCAGGCGGGTGTGCCCGGCGATAATCGTGCCGTCCTTCTTGACGACCAAGGGCTGCTTCCATCCGAACTCGCGGAGGGAGGCGGCAACCTTAGAGACGGCAGATTCGGGGATGCGCCGAGCGTTCCTCTCGTAGGGCTTGGGGAGTGTGATCGGCCACCACTCGATGATGATGGGATCGGGCTGGGACATATGGTGATACCTCGCGCGAAGTTTTGCCGACATTTCATAAGTATTGGGCGAATCGTGCCTGCGGATAGGCCATGTCGCTGCCGCAAGTTAGGAAGGTACGGCTCTCGCCGCGAGAGTATTGCCACAAAAGGCCGCGAATATGGGCCATAAACGGCCATTAGAGAGACTTGGTGGAGCGTCCTAGGTAGGTGTAGCCACGCCGACGCTCAACCGCCTCGATGATGTGTCCCTGACGGCGCAGCGATCGAATGCCGTCCTGGATGGCCTTGCGGAAAAGGGGCGAGATGCAAAGCTCGTCCTGTGGCGAGATACGCTGACCCTCGTGGGAGACGAACAGCGCGAGAAGCTGGTCGATGAAGTGCGGGTCATGGCGCGGGTTGTAGTCGCGTCGGCTGCGCTGACATGGCGAGCACCAGAGCGCACCCTGATGATCGCGGCTTAGCAGGCATCCGCATCCGCGACAGGTTGGACGGCTCATATGGGCAGGCTGCCCTGTCGTGATGCAAACTGGATGCGGCGGCGGGCGATGTTGATGTGGACGGCGTTCACAGCGCCCACTTTTCCCAACCGCACTTGCGCCATAGACGCAGTGCGGCGCGCAGGTTGTTCTCAGGATTCTTGAGCCATGCGATTTTGGCATGCCATGAGATGTGCAGGTATGTCAGGTTGCCAGGCCAAATCTGCATCAGACCGGTGCAGTCGATGACTGGGTTGTGTGCGCCAGGGCGACCGCCACTCTCGCCGCTTCCACCGCGCTTCGCCATGATGTAGACGAGCGTTCCGATCTGCGCATCCGGCCAGCCGACCCACCGAGCCAACGGAATCCACCTCGCTCCGCTCGGAGTCCCGCCTGGGTGACGCATCCTCGCTACCATGCGTTTGGTGAGCATGCTCATCTCCCGGCACTGAGCCGCCCACTGCGCCCTGCGCGCCAACCACACACAGTCTGAATCAGAGCGACCAGGATGAGCGGCTACGACGATAAGCGGCTTGGCCCCGAAGCAGCGCTTGGCTTTTGCATACCGACGGCGCAGGACAACCGCTCGCCGGTACACACGCATACAGTAGCTTCTGACCACAGCCGTGCTGGGAGTAGAAGTGGTGCTTGTGTACGGAGTGGGAGACGGACTTGGTGCTTCACCCTTCGCTCTCGGACCGGTGAGCAGTGCGAACAAGGCGATTACGGATAGGATGGCGATTGCGGCGAGTCTCATGTCGTAGGGCGACCTTTCCGGCGAAGTGGTGCGCTCAATCAGCCGTCCACAGAGCCCTTACGTTGTCCTTTCCATAGCGCTTTGCGAGAGCGCGCATGACGATGTAGAGGTCTGTGTCTTTGACTGTTCCGTCGAAGATGTGACGATCCTTGCGTCGCTTGAGCGACGCGAACGTGATGACGCCCTCACGCCCGGAGATTGAAAGCGCATTGGCCCAGTGGTAGAAGCGCCCAGCGTACATATCGCATACGTCTCGGATGAAGTCTCCCCCATCGTCGTAGCGTTCGACCTCAACAGTGATGCGCATGTCAACCCCCATTGATTCTCTCCTCGATCTGCTCGATGCTGACGGGATAGTACCTGCGCCCATTCCACTCGGTATCCACTCCAACGTCGAAACGCATGTGCTGGCGCGGGTCGGATGGTCGCGGGATGGGATTGCCGTGGCAGTGGCCGTGGAGCATCACTGTGTTCGGTCGCCACTGTTGCCACGGGTAATGGCATAGGTAGTAGTGGCGCTTATTGTGCTTGAGTTCCATAGCGAGGCCGTCCGTCTTAGCCTGCTTGGCATCGTGGTTACCGCGCAGAAAGTACACGGTTTCGCAGGCCCACCGCAGGGATGCCGCGTAGGACTCAAACGTGTCACGCTGGATGGCGAAGTCTCCCATCACATACAGCGTATCGGCGGGGCGCAGAACGGCGCTAGCGTTAGCAAGCAATACCGCGTTCATCTCGTGCACGCTGCTCCACGGACGGTTGCAGTAGCGGATGATGTTCTCGTGGCCAAGGTGCCAGTCTGAGGTAAACCAAATCACGGCCGGTCTTTCGCAAGCCTCTGTCTCAGAAAGCGCCTCAGTAGAACAGTCTCAGTCTCGGCCAGCATCCTCGCCTCGCGCTCCTCTATCAGCAGATCCGCTAGGTGGTCGGCTGTATCTCCGTCGAACCACGGCTCACCGACTCGCTCGCAGGCGGCTAGGTCGCGCTCCATCTGCGCATCGAGAGCGCCCTGTAGGAGCTGTTCTCGCCGCCTGCTGTCGGAGAGTTCGTCTTCAAGCTCAACGAGATGCTCCGTCAGCGCACGCACGCACTCGATGTGATTCAGAGTGCCAACGCTATTCATGCCATCGCCGCAGTATGGGCAGACATTGTCTTCCGGTTTACTATCGCTCGCTCCCGAGCGGTATACCTCATCGAGGTTCCCGTCATTGGCGCGCTCGGGGCGATGCCGGAACACGACGATCGCGCTCGGGAATGGGGCGCGATCGGATTTGCCCTCCTGCTCGAAATAGACGCGGCCACGGATGAACTCAATCTCGCCCGCCATGCAGTAGTCGTGCCACCACGACGTGTCGGTGCGTGCTGGAACGAGGCATACTACGATTTCCGCGTCACCATCTCTACATGACTCGTAAGCCTTGCGCACCCAATGCTGTATGCGTCGTCCGTAGGGCGGATTCATAAACACGCGGCCTGTCCACCGCTGCGATAGTCCGTCCTCGGCTACGGTGAAGTAGTGAGAGCATTTGGCATTCTGTGCAGTAGCACAGGGGTCGAGCGTGAATGGCCCGTACCTGCGGTCTAGACCATCAAACAGTGGCCTGGGCGTGGCCCATTCTGGGGTCTTGCTGCTCATCATGCCAGGGTTGATGCTCACGACACGATCCCACCATCGTCCAGAGCGGTGCCAGTTGCTCCAGTTTCATCAGACCACGGCTCCCACGCACCGCACCTCACACACCGGCGATGCGGGACCGGGAGGCCATAGGTCACCCACACATGATCGCATTCATTCGTTGTGGTGCTGTATGTATACTGCGGCCCCATCCCGCCACACGGACAGACGGGCATATATGGCGAGAGTCCACGACCGCACACGGGGCACTTCCATCCCATCACTGCTTGCTCCATTCCTCGGCACGTGCAAGCAACGCCGGGTGCACGTTGCGCTCTACGATGTATGAGCCCGGCTCGCCTGGGTTCATCTCGTCTAGCGGGCAGACCCACTCGTGGGTTGCGGCCCAGCGCCACTTTGCCGCCTCGGCCTCGGCATCCGTCTTCCCCTGTTCCGCATCAAGCCATAGGTCATGCAGCTCGTCGTGTTGCGCCGTCATGCTGGCGAGTTCGTCTCGCAATAGCTCCGCCTCGGCCTCGGCCCGCTCCGCACGCTGGAGGGCGATGTCCATGTTGTCGGCGTAGAACCCGACGGCGTCGTGGAACGGCAACAGGTCGGAAATCTGGCTCCTTAGCCGCCTATTCTCGGACTCCAAGTCGTCGATGCGCTGCTCAAGCTTGCTGACGTTCAAGCGCTGGATGTGCATGTCGCTCACGGCTTCACTCCCACCCGGCGCGCTTGCGACGGGCCATGCGATCTAGGCGGCTAAGGCGAAGCTCCTCTGCCACGTTTGCGAGTGCTCCCCAGATACCAGCCAGGCAGAGCAGGCCGACGCAGGCCCCGAGGACAACAAAGAATGTCGTCATGCGCGCTCCCCGGACGGGATGAGCAGGGCGATGGCGAGCGGGCCGAGACTGCCGACCGCTGAGGACATGAGCCTGGGAATGTCGCTGGCGGAGATGCTGAAGCGCACGTCAGCGAATGCCCCGGTGTCGTCCATCTCAACGCTCTTCACATATGCGATGATGGTTTCCATCAGAACATATCCTTGTCCAGTCCGCTTATTGTCCGCCTGATGGCCTCCGACTGCGCGTGGGAGAGCGGAACCACGACCTCGTTCTCGTGGATCCTCCACGGTGCGCTTGCGATGATTCGCAACGCCTGCTCGGGGGTCGGGTCCGGCTGCTTGTCGAGCAGATTGTTGGCCGGGATGTCGAGGACGTGGCGGTCGCATCCGCGCCAGCGGATCGGCTGGTTGTCGGTGCGCTGGATGATTGGATTTCGGTCCTGGCTGTATCCGGTGACAATCACCGGGACGGACTCGCCAGCGTCCTGCACGTACCAGCCGCGCTTCCCGATGTGCGCGAGACTTCCGATGCCACCTGGGAATGATTCGGGTAGCAGGATGGTCACAGTGGCCTGGCTAGGGCCGTGCGCGCTGAACTCAACATCCATGCTGCGGACCATGGCGGGGTCGATTCCCATGCCCCGACAGAGGGCGATACTACGGTAGTCCTCGGACATCAGAACGGGATGTCGTCGTCGGTGTTGATGGGCGTTGCGTCAAGCGCCGCAACAGCGTAAGGGACTTGAGAGTCCAGGGTGCCATCACTCTCGCTCTTGGGCGAGAGGAACTCGATGTCGTGAGCGATGACGCTCACAGACTGACGTTTCTGGCCGTCCTGCGTCTCCCACTCTTGCCAGCGCAGGCGGCCGGCAACGCCGATCTTCCGCCCTTTGCTGAGCCACTGAGCTGCGGTTTCGGCGCGATGGCCGAAGACCGTGACGTTGAAGTAGTTGGAGCGGTCACCCCACGAGCCGTCGGCCTGCTTGAATCGTTCGGACACGGCGATGCGCAAGTCACACACGCTCATCCCGTTCTGCAACGAATGAAGTTCAGGATCTCGGGTGAGGTTACCAATGAGGAAGACCGAGTTCATGGCATCCTTTCAGGTCAAGCCGCTTCGCCGTCGAAGCACTCGATGAACACGCGGGTCATACGCGGCTTGGGCGGCTCCAGGCGCTCATCGAACGTGATGGCATATCGGCGTCCGACGAAGTAGGTGCCCGGAGCGGCCGTGGCTGTGACCATCTCGCCCCAGACGTGGGGCTCCTCGTCATCGGGCGAGAAGGTGTACTCAACTTCATTATCGCCAGTCACCTCCGCCATCTCACACAGCATCGTCATGGTCTGTTCCATAGGCCCTCCACGAAGCGGGTGGAATCTTGTGCGGACCCATTGTAACACAAGAGGGCGATGATTGGTGCGGAAGGATTTTCGCAACGTCCCTTGGCCGCTGACAACGGCAAGCCGAGCAGGCCGGGGATGGTCTGCCAGGCATGAGGG